CGCAAAGCAAAAGATACGTCCTGCAGAAGTTCCGATAAACTCAATGTCACCTGCAGCTGATGCAAGGTTATAATTATGCGCCGCTACAGTAGCTGTGAACTCGATGTCACCTGATGCAGAAGCGAGATTATAATTATGCGCTGCTGCAGTGGCTGTAAATTCGCAAGATCCTGTAGCCGAACCGTTTACAAATACACCTCCTACGTCTTGTGAAGCTGCTGACCATAGTTCAATGCTTGATCGCTCGAACATCTGGAACGGATCACGGTTCAGTTCCATTATCTCGCTAACAGCGAGGACTCGGTTGTAAATTTGGACGTCGTCGATTTGGCCGGTAAACAGATTGATCGGAGGCGAATTTGCTCGACCGCCGATTATGAAAGCTTGATGAATATCATTAACCAACCAGGTCCCCGTTTGCTCAATAACCTTTACCCCGTTGAGATATGCAAAGACCGAGGTACCGTCCGTCCCCATTACCACATGCTGCCACACACCAGCTGTCGCCACAAAACGAGTATCATTTGCCGATCCGGTTGGGTAATCCCCATCATAAAAATTGAAATAGCCACTTTGAAACCCGACTATGATCGCTCTGTCATTTCCATTGCCGTTAGCCCGATTGTCCATTATGTACTGACTGCTAGTGACACTATCCGGGTTAATCCAAAAACTAATAAAATAAACAGACCCTCCATACCTAGCATCAGCCCCTATCTCCACATAGCCGGTTCCGCCCAAGTTCAATGCAGCACCAAACTTACCCGCAACTGAATGAGCATCTCCAGTAAATGTTCCATGATTGCCGTTGCCAGAAAGATCATGTGTAATTCCTGCAACCTGGGGCAAATCATTAAACAACCACGCACTTACGACATCCCTACCTAAGGAATGGGAGCGATTAAGCTGAACTCCGTATGGCGGTTTTATAATCATTATACACTTGCCGGTGGAACCGTTGCTGTCCTGTACCTGGTTGTAATAGTTGCAGTAGAGCTCCCGGTGGTATTGTTCCAATCATGATTGACTTTAAACTTGCCAAAATATTTCGGATCAACAGGAAAGTTAAATAGTCTCGTATCGTTCTGAGTAAAGAGCATTTCTATCCCTGCACCTACGTCAGCTTGTTCCTGCCACGTTCCGTTATTGTCGGCGAGAATACTTATTTCAAGTCCACCTGTAGCTTTAACGTGATCCGAATAAGTCGCGGCGATAGATACTTCACACGCCGCTATGTTATCAAGATCAATCTCGTCGCTAACTTCGAGAATCGTGCCAGCCACGGTCAAGACTACTGCCTCGACTCCGCACTGCGTCCATGCGCCCCAATTATATCCTGTGTCAGCCATAGTTACTATTCCTTAATTAGAGTATAGAGTTCCTGTTAAGTTGCTTCACCCAGTTTATCCATTATAAAGTGTAGATGAACTTGAACAAGACAAGCGTCAACCGCCAAGGTATCGTTCACCCCGTCGCTTGAATCTCTGAAAACTCTAAGAGCTAAGACGTCGTCTGCGACTGCTCCGGTGATGTTAGCCACGTCGTCTATTGCTGTGCTAACCAATGCACCACTAGTGTGTGTACCTGCTGATTTACCTGTAATGGTGGTAGTCCCTCCAGCGACTGCTTCACCAGTCGCTACGTTAATAAACTCGATTCCCCACACTACTGTGCCAGCGTCTGCACCGCCTTCGTAACACCAGTCTACCGACGCTACAATAGCACTACCTGCGAGCATTTTGAACGGCACAATATCACTGTAATAAGCTTGCTCATCAGTAACACCAGCATCAAATTTCAAAACCGGTATGATACCCACAAGGTCGTTTTCAGGCGGGTTGTCTTTCTTAAAGAACGATGAAGCACCTATTCTGAAATGTTGGTTAATTCTAGCGGTGCCTGCCATCGTTTGAACACCAGTAGCCGAAAATTGTGTATAATTTGTAGCCTGATCTCCAATACGTGCATCACCAACAACGTGAATTTTTGCAGCTGGGATAACAGTGCCGAAGCCTGTATATCCATTCCCGAGAACGGTGGCAAAAATACTTGCAATACTCTTAATTTGGAGTACCGTCTCTGCCGCACCTAGAGCGACCCATGAGGTTCCAGCTCTTTTTGAACCATCTAATACGACAGCAGGAACAGCGTCGACGGGATTACTTTCACCAAAAACTCCCTGGATACGTATTGGGCCAGTTGCGGCGGAGTTCGTGGAGATGGCTCTGAGGTTCGCACCCCCCTGGTTATCTATTTCTTGAGTAACTTGAAACCAAGTGTTGATGGTATAAAAAAGGCTGGTCAGTGGGTTTGTAAGGCCAGAATCCTCTAAGTTAATTCCGGCGTGCGTAGGTACAGATAGCTTGGACACATCCTGATCGGACATCGCCACCAGTATCCATCGCTTAGTTCCTCCGTTGGCATCAGGCTCAATAATATCAGGTGAAGACTCGCCAGCCGCAGAATCGTCGTCCAATATATAAACGTAATTGTGTGTAGCCGTGATAACAACCGCGCCGTCGCCGTCAGCCAAGTCTGTGCCGTCGATATTATCCAAGGCACCTTCTGTACCACCTGTCAAACTAATGGCGCCGTAAAAGTCGTTAGCCATCTCACTTCTCCTTACGCAGCTGTTATGTCAATTTCACCAGCTTCAAGTCTGAACGTATCACCGATGTCAACTTGCTTATTATCGTCCAGAGGCATCCAGAATATCATATTACCAGCGGAAGCTGCATCCCAAATACCAATACCTACGATTAAGCCCCATGCAGCTGCGGCAGCCTCGATGAACGTGAGGTCGTTAGCGGTGGTAATAGCTCCGGCGGCGGCAGCAGCCCAGTCTGCACCAGCAGTTGATTTACGCTCGTAGTTACCTAACGAAGCTTCTGTTCCGCCAGCCCCGTCTTCATCGGGTATGCCGGTGAACAACCCAATGTATGTAGTAGGTGTGGCGAAAGCTGTCTTGCCTACAAGTAATTCAAGTACCTTATTCTCGGCGTACAATGCTAAGTTCGATGCCATAGCTCTGCTCCTATAAAGGTGAATATTGCGTTAAATTCAATACAATCTTCCAATATATATTCGTGCCGTCTGATCCATCCATTATGCATTGTGGCGGCATGTTGAATATCACTTCGTAAGTATTGCCATCTTGTGGATTAAACCAGTCGAACGGAACGTCCTCGTTCGCATTATAGAACGTCATCAAAGTAGCCTTATCTGCATTCGTAACCAGCTTGAGACTATACTTCCACGTCATCGGATCGAACGTGAACAGTTTGTTAACTACGGGTAGACCTGAGGCTTTACTCGCCACATGCACCGCATCTTTACTGTGTACCTCTAAGTAACCGGCTTTACTTCCTTTTCGTGTGAGTACTGGAAACGTAGCCATTGTTATCTCGCCGCTTGTTTAACAGCTCTCCTCAAAGGACCGTCACCACTTAAAGCAGTTAAGATCACACTGTATGTTCGTTCATCCTGATTTTCTTCAACGGCGACACCGACTCCGACGTTGTCGATTACATTTACAGTCAAGCCACTTCCACCTGCCGGGATGATGTCCTCTCCCTTGTGGATTACTGCAAGGCCCGACTCTGCGACGTGCCCGCCCTCGGCCGCTTGTTGAATATTACCGCCAGAAGCTGTTGGTCCTATCGGTCCACTTGGTATATTAGGTGCCCTCTTTTCCAATATAGCTTGAAGAATTATAGCCATTTGCAACTTAATAATCATTGCAATTAACTCTTTGATAAACATAACTCCAAAGGCTTTCCAATCCACCTTTTGTTTCATAAGCATATCAGCAAACGAGTCAGCGGCACGATCAAAAGCATTTGTCAGAATGTTGCCCAGGTTCTTACCCCAATTAGAAGCGTCCTGGAACCATATACTCATCGTCTGCCTAACAGCTTCCCAACCTTCTTTGTGTTGGTCCGCATATCTTTTTCGCTCCTCAGCCAACAGAGCCATCGCTTCAGATGTTTCGGCCCAGTCTTCATGCTTTCTTTCCATCAACTCATCCATCAGTTGCAATCGCTCAGTGTGAGTCTTCATATCTAAACTGCGGATTTGGTCGATGCTTTCTTGTGCCCACTTTAAGCGAGCACTACTTATTTTTTTAGCTGCTTCCTCTGCAAGTTTCACATTGTTTGCAGCAATCTGCTGCGCATTTTCTGCTAAGAGCATTTCAATTGCGACGATCTCAGCTTGAGCTTGCTTGCCTACACTGCTTAACCCTTCTAATGTCTTAGTTGCAGCTTCAGCTCCTTTATCTATCCCTGCCAGACGATCCTGCAAAACACTTAATGCTGCATCCCAATTTTGTGCCATTTCTGGAGGAGTAAGTTCCTCTATACTTTGAGCAACCCCTGATGTAACTTTTTTCAGTCTGCCAGACAATGGTTCAACTGCAAGTTCACCTTGCATACTTCGTGTTTTCCTCATGCCAGCTACGATTTCATCTGCGTATGCTCTGGCTGCTTTCTTTTGGCTGGCAGTCATATAGAGAATGCCCATCTCCCACTTTTTTTGCATGTACGCAATTGCCCAGTCTATTTTATCTGTCAAACCACCTATCAATTTTGTCCCAGTTGTTGCTATAATCTTATCAATAGCGTAGTCTACAGTAGCAACAAGGGCATTTCCAAAACCTCTGAACAATTCGATAGCAATGTTCAAAGTAAAGCTCAATCCGGACATCCAATCCCCGACAAGATAAAGGACAAAACTGGTGAAAATATCTTTCACAAAAGTAATATGGGCTACAACAATTTCAGCCCAACGACCTATTTGTTCCTGGTTTCTTTCCGACCACTCTTTGATTGATGTCCCTGCTGCTTTTATTCCTGGCAACAAAGCTGCTCCGATTACTTCGGCAACATCTCCAATCGCATTCCACATTTGTTTCAGTGCGCCTGAGGTTGTTTCAGCTTTAGCGGTTGCAAGATCAAAAAGTTCTGCTCCTTTTTTTAGCAAAGCATTGAATTTTTCCTGTGGTGATAAAGTTTCATCAAGCATTATGCCATAACGAGTCAACATTGAAGTTTGACCGCCAGCAGCGCGAGCAACTAACATCGTGGCCGTTTCTAGACTCTTGGTAATGACGGCAAGTCCCATTGCAGCTTTCATTGCTTCTTCCATTTTATCAGCACTTACTCCAAGTGCAGAAGCATATGCCATTTGTTCAATTGTGGCTTCATCTCCAAAGATAGTAATTTTCTGCATAGCTGAAGCAAAATCAGTCAATCTTTTCGTAACTTGAGGAGTGTATTCTCCAGCTACCTTCAGAGCAGCTACTAATCCGAAAATAGCATCTTCTTGTCTCATAGCCGCTCTTGAAGCAAATGCTAAACTACCTGCAATGGCAAGCGCTGCCCATTTCGCTACTTTCACTATTTTATCGAAAGCAGCTTTGAAAGAAGCTGACATCTTCTTGAAAGATGTTTTAATTTTATCCACCGTTCTTGTAACGGTAGATTTCACCTTAGCAAGCTGAGCAGGCAATTGTTTGTCTTCAACTTTTATAGCAACGTCAGCCGTAAGAAAATTCATTATTCGTTTTCCTTACTGAATTCTTGTTCAATCTGGCCACACATTATGACGTTCTCAAAGATTCTTTTAACATCGCTATCAGCAACATAAAACTTTACAACATCTAACACTGCACCATAATCTAGTCCTATTATATCGCCCGAAGACGCTACGCGTACTTGGTCATGAACTAACATGTAGATCCTTACCGTTTCAGCATTAGCTGGATCAAGTTCTACATGACACTCATCACATGGCGGTTCCCTAAGTTGACCTAGATAAAGATCGACGCAACCAGGACAGTCTAAAGGTCGACATCGCCATCTGATGAATCCTTTAAGTTTTTTGCTCGCGCCTCTTCAATTGCAGTATCTGCTTCCATCAGTTCATCCAACTTATCGTTGACGAACCTTAAGAATTCCCAGTTCTTTACCGCACGGACTTTGTTCTCACTTGTACACTCTGCTGGAGGTGCATCTTTGTCGAGAACAACTTCCTTCCAGTCGACGATGCAAAAATCCCACATCAACTTCGAAGCCAGTTCGGTATTTGTCGTCTTGTCCTCACGCCATACCCCACGTTTGAACTTCTTCTTGACGGCAACAGTTAACTTCTCAATCCGCTCAGTTTCCTCGGCTGTCGGTACTCGCAAGCATACTCCGCCAAGCGCTTCTTTTGCAGAGTCAAAATAGCACCATTCATTTTTGCTCTTTATGTCAAAAAATGGCATTCGTAATACTCCTTTCAATCTTCAATTCTAGCCACCTAGCCACGAGCCTAGCATGATATCGCATCGCATCGGACCCATTGCCTCAAAAATGCAATAAAACGCTTAGGCTGCACTTACGGTGTAGTAAACGTTTGATCAGGTCCGACAACATGTACAGCACCAGCGGTATGCGTTGCATGTATACGCCAGTGATACAGCGTAGCCGTCACCAGTAAGGCCGACGTTTGCTCGAACAGTCCGCCGAGAACTATTGCAGCAGCATCCATCACGTCGGCTGTACCAGATGTATCGGTACCATAAGCAACAGTTGTACCATACTCGAAGTAACAAGTGATATCGCCGAGTCCGCCTGCATGGAGAAGCCTACCAATAAATTCAGCTTCAGTAGCGGAAACGTTGTGAACACCGACCGTATCAAAGGTTACAACAGTGGTGCTACCTGCTTGCTCAAGCTGGCCATTGACATGCATCGTACAACTGAATGTACCAACGCCACTCTTGTCCGTACCAGTAGCGTTAACCTTGGTAATGACGCAATGCGAACTACCATCCGGTACCAAGTAAATCGTAGAATAATCGGTATGCAACTGAACGTTATCCATCTCTGTTTTGGCATCGAAATTAGTCTTGAGCAACTTCTGGCCGACATCTGTATCCAAGAGGTAGTTGCCAGTGATCTCGATATCACCGCCGACGATCTGCAACGGCAACTGTTTGACAATTTCGTCTTGAAACTCGTCGATGTCCTGCATGTTGCGAGTTTCACCTGAATAGGTCCAGGACGTCGAACCACCAATCTTTGTACCTCCAATATACACGGCACCTTTCCAACCTGCTTTCACAGTCATAATCGTATCTCCTAATCTTCTTGTAACAATATTCGATAAGTCACAGCATAATGCCAAACGTTTTTTTCTTTGATGAGATTAGCAATCTCTCTAACGATGCTGATGGTTGCGTACCCTGCTACTCCTAAGTCCAACAAAAAATCGAATGCTGTTTTAAGCAACTCGAACAAATCACAAACTTGTGTTGAGTCTGACATGACATCACTGAACAAGCTGAACTGCACAAGGCAGTCTTCGAAATTTTCTGTGAAAGTAAAATCTTGCACGTTACTAACGAGCGTATACACACTATATGGGAATACAGCATCAGCAGGAGCTTGCGTGTTGTACAAGCCCGTCAACGAAGCTGCTAAATCGCTTGCTTCGTATGTCGCGTAAATAGCTTGAAAAAGTGTTTTCATAGTGAGTTAAACAATCTCTGAATTTCAGCTGTGTTAGCTTCCAGTGCTCGTCGCAGAGGCGATCTGGCAGCCATCTTACTTGTTCCTAATTCAATATATGGAAAGTATTCGATGTTACTTCCGATTATAGCTTGCTTTTTAGCTTGACTTTCAATTTCAGTTTTACCTGCTCTGATCCCTTTCTTTGGATCTGCTGGCCACATAAAACTGCGTGAACCAACTGCACCGTACCAATTCGATAATATACTACGTCGTGCCGTACCTGTCAGCACAGGACAGTAGCCTTTGGATCTGGCTGTACGTTCAACCATTAAAGCCGCAATTTTAAGCTTCTTGCTAATCCTTTTATCGACTTCACACAACACGTCTCTGGTATGGTCTTCTATTTTAGCCATTTTTTTGGTTAACAGTTTTCGCAACAATTCTTCGCTTTCATTTTTCAATCGGCTAAACGTCATTTCAAGTTCATGCAATTCACTGATCACCTTGACAACCTGATTGATTAAGCTGTCAAGTTTCTTTTCTTGTTTCATGGTCATTCTATCAATTTCAAATCCAACACCAACCGCTTGTTCTTGTTATCAGGATTACTAACATCAACTATTTCATATTTCTTGCTTTCATATACGACCCTGTCTCTTGTTGTAACATCAACAATCCTACAAAATAATTTAGCATCACGATAATGTGTGTCCTTGCTAAACTGGATCTTTTCAGAACCTTTCTTCCAAACAATTCGACAAGGCAGATTGTTATGTGAAACATTTTCAGCTTCAGTCCAACCTCCCATACCATTGCTTGCTTTTGCTATCCTAAGAATATTGACTTTTGAATTATTTTGCATCAAATAACTCCGAGCATGGGCTTCTTGCGAATATAGTTTCGAATAAATTTGTCCGCCTCGTGAATGCCGGTAAGGAATTTTTTAGTTCCACGGCTATAAGCAGCATCATCCAGTTTGTCAGAAACAACGTCATCGTAAGCAGTGTAAAGCGTTTCATCGTTCTCATAACGACAAAGAATTATAGTTGCACGTTTGATTGCCGATGGACAAGCAGTGTACCCATACGTACCGGTAACCTTGATATTGTTTATTCCCTTGGAAAATAACCCTCTTTTACCTTTCAATCTCAAGAGCAATTCTGGATCATCAATGCCCCCAGTTGCAGATTCTGGATCAAGATAAACCGAATTAACATTGTAAGTCCACCAACTAGTGTTTATGGCGATACCATGAAGTAGTATCTCAGTGACGGTAAGAATATAAGGCTGTAGGTTAAGCGTGAGTTGATCCTGCCCATTTCCATCTCTATAGATGCTGAAAGTCTTGGAGTAGAAATAATCCTTAGTAAGATTTTCAACAAACTGTTCTGCTCGATCAATTATTGCTTGACGATCAGTCTCGCTACTACCGCTGCCAATATCTAACGTGTGTGTTCCTGAGCCGTCATCCGTAAGGTCAATTGCTGTTCCTGCTGCCGCCGTAACCGGAGTTGTAGCCACTTCAATATGGGTTGCGTCTACGCGTATAGCGTAATAGACCACTCCAGTTACAAGCGGAGCAGGTATGACACCGGTTGAACTAAACTTCAACTCCGTACCTGTAGGAATGTCGTTGACAACAGTGATTCGGTCATTAGCAGTATCTACATCAGTAGTCGCAAAAGTTTCTGACGCATCAATTACAACTGGCCAGTTATCCACATCCGCCTCGACTATGTAATTCCCTGACGCTGCCATGTTACCCCTCTTTAGGAACAAAATACCCAACTATCGTCGCTTCAAATCCTGTCGGTTCAGTTGAAATGTCAATAGCAATCGCATCATTCGTACCAAGAATCAACCCACCTTTAAAATCGACAGGAACACCTGCAGCTGTAGTAATTTCGCCATTTGTATCAAGACGAATATAAAGTGATTCAATAACCTGTGCGGCAACTAGAGCGTTGACAGTTTCGTTAACAAAAGCAACCGCAGGTGCATTGTTGGCATAATTGCGATTCAGATTAACACCAACAACGGCTGTTCCTGTATATATTCCGGGAACAGGAAGATGAATCTGAACTTGAGTTGCAATATCAACCCAAATATATGCTCGTTGTATAACCAAGTTCATAGTGTTGGAAGTGTTTGATACCAGCAAAGCAGTGTCATTGATACCAAGGTCTGCATTGACAGCTGTCCAAGAATACGCACGACCTAACAACGAAGCTTCATGGATAGCTGACACTTTAATACTTCGTGTTAGCAATTGTCTTCGAGCGTTAACTTCGGCAAGATATGTAGCCGATCCTGAAGCTATTTGCATCTGTTCCATCTTGAATCCCTTTCTTAGCTTACTTTGACTGACTCGATATCATTTCGATCAATCGTATAATTTGTTCCAGGAACTTTTATCATACAGACGTGATCAGGTAATCGAACAAGCAACTCTACTATCCTTTTGCAGAAAACTGGCACTTTCAAATTTGAAGGACATAATGATGCCCAGTCTGTTATTATACCTGTGCTTGTCACTTCAATTAGCAATTGGCTTATTATCATGTCACACATCCTTTCTGACTCAAATTACAATTCAAAAGGCGACGGTTAATTTTCCCGGCTCAACCGCCAAAGCCGTTTCTGAAGGAGGCACACTTATTTTGGAATAAAGTAACCAACTATAGTTATTTCAAATGCTCCAGTCTCCGTTATAAGATCAGCTGCAACAACGTCATTTTGTCCCAGAATCAAAGCATCCATGAAATCAATGGGAACACCAACTGCCGTAGTAACCTGACCGTTAACTGACACTTGTGAGTAAACTGTCTCAATCACATTACCTGCAACAAAAGCATTTTGATCGTCATCAGCGTGAGCTAAAGCAGGTGCGTTGTTTGCGAAGTTACGGTTTAGATTATTTCCAACAACTACCGTTCCGTCAAACGCAGCGTACGCAGGAACATGAATCTTGATCTGAGCCGCTGTATCCGTCCAAAGATACATCCGACTAATAACAAGATCCTCTGCATCTGAAAGATTAGCTACTAACAGAGCAGTGTCACCAGCGTTAATATCAGCATTGACAGCTGTCCACGAATACGCTTTACCGAGAAGTGAAGCCTCGTGAATGGCAGGTACAACAATACTTCGGGTCAACAACTGATTTCTACTATTGACACCGACCATATCATTGCCACCACCAGAAACAATTTGTATCTGGTCCATACTGAACTCCTTTCTGGAATTAAAGTCCTAGATCAAGATTGATCATTGCAAGTTGGCCTGCTGCACCAACTCGCATGCATACGCCGTAATGAGGCTCCAAGGTAACGGCTGGTCCAATTGCGCCAGCAACAGCACAAGTCGCAGGACAAGCTACAGGCAATCCAATGGTCAATGATTCATCTGTATCAACTATCATAGCAGCAGGTCCTTTAGTCTGAGACCAATAGTAATACTCTGCAGTAACAGTAATCAACGGAACGCCAATTGCAATAGCCGTTAGACCTCCGGTAGCAACAAGAATTGTATCCTGGAAATTGGACTTGAGAATCGTCACTTCCGAAGCTGCTGGAATGTCAGCGACAACCCCATCAACTTCAGCAATAGTAACTGTTGGAATTGTCGCATGAGAAGTATTGTTTAGGATTTTATAGGTATATCCTAGGCCCGTTCCCACATTAACAAACATCCAACCTTCGGCCCACTCGTTAGCAGCAGGAGTTGAACCCGCAGTGATAAGCACTGTATTCGCCTGTTCTCCCGCTGTCCAACCGTACGCAGTCTGCAATTGATCGTACCACTGCGAAGTAGCGGCTTCGGCTTGAGCCATTAGAGCGTGGCCAATCTCAGCGCTACCATTCTTACTGTAGATGAATTCACGACTATCATTCATCCGAAGCTTACTTCCAATAGTCGCAAGCTGCGTTACACTTTCCCCATAGACGTTAGGTATATCATTGCCTAGCATCCCACCGGATATGATATTGCCATCAATGCCCAAAGTCAGCATCTGATGCACCAAATCTGATAATCCGGGATATAGGTTTGGATTTATACTTGTTGTTAATTGTTTAGGCATATTAACCTTCCTTTCTTAACAAATTGACAAATAGCTTATAGGCCAAGGTCAAGGTTAATAATGGCAGGTTCGCCAGCCGTTGCAATGGTCATAGCTCGGCCATAATGACCTTCAACTGTAGTTGCGACACCAATCGCACCGGCAACAGCATTAGTACCTGCAGCACCAACAGGCTCACCAATAGTTATCGTGTCACCAGTATCAACAAGCAACGGGCACGGACCTTTAACTTGCGACCAGTAATAATAGCAAGCCGTAACGTCAATAATTGGAACACCAGCCGGAGGAGCGGTCAAGGTCGTCACTGGACAAACGATCGTATCCGAAAACGGATTCTTGATAAGCGAAAGCTCCGAAGCTGCAACCCATGCAACGTTGACAGGATGTCCAGGTTTCAATTCAACATAAAGAATAGTTGCATGTGAAGTATTGGACAATATCGGAAACATTCCACCGATACCAGTGCCTTGATTGACCACTACATTGCCATCAGCAAAATAATCCACTGCCGGTGTAGCTCCGGTTGTAATCAGAATATAACCGGAAGTAGCACCAACTGCCCAACCATAAGCAGTCTGTACCTGTTCAAGATAATTCGCAACAGGTACAGCCGATTGCGTCATTAGGGCTTTGGACAGATTGACACCACCTGCTCTTGCATAATCGAACTCTCTGCCCGTCTCTTTTTCTCGCAGCTTTGTTCCGAGAGTACAGTTCTTCGTTGCACTCATCGCATAAACACTCTGGAGGGCAGTTTGGCCAGATACCATACCTCCGTGAATAATATCGTTGTTGATACCGTGAGCCATCGCCTCTTGAAGAGGTCGGCCAATCATCTGCCCGATATCACGATCCATTGTCGCTAGATTCCATTTACTCATTTTATCTACTCCTTGAACTTTTTGTAATTAGTATACAATTTATTCAACAACAGCAAGTTGATCCGCCAAAGCAGAATACTCTTCCTGCTCATCATTCTTGATGATGAATTCACCATCTGCTTCTTCTGGAACTGAAACAATATGGTAAATTTCATCTTCGTCTTCATACTTGACAGGTTGGCCAACTCGCCACTCATCTGTTGAAGCAGCATCATTTTCTTGAAGTGTTCTGATCAAGTCTGCTTTGAGAAGACCAACAATAGGGATATCACGTTCTTGTGCTATCTCGCGAAGATCCTTAACAGCCAAATCTGAATAATCAGCAGCTTCATCTTCGACTTCATCTTCGACTTCATCTTCGACTTCATCTTCATCTTCATCTTCGGCTTCATCTTCATCTTCAGGAGGTTCCGGTCCTACAGGTGGTTCAGGTAATACGGGCGCAGGAAAAGCTTCTTCACCTCTATCTGTCACATGTATTTGCGGATACGTTGTAAACAACTTCGCCAGTTCCGGATCACTTGTAGATCGCACTCTTTCATGTTCGATAAAGATGTACGAACCGTGACCATCCGGAAGATTCCTTGAAGGACCATAGTTCCGAATTAAAAATCGTTCTGACATTGTAACCTCCTTATTATTTGATTAAGATTAAGTTGTAGTTAGTCTTTCAAGCAGCACACAAGCGTTAACGTTTTCAATTGCACAGTCAGCTCGAATGCTGTAAAACCAATAAGTGGCTTCGTCAGCAGCAACCCGCTGGGCTTCGATCTTAATGGCTCTCTGAATACCGATAATCAGATTGCCCTTTGGAGTCAGCAAGCAGTCGCCATAAGCACCACCACCAAGAACACCCTGAGCAGCAGCGGACATGGTTACTGACATCGTAGGACAGGATACAATAGGAACGGTTCCATACTGAAGCGGTGCCTTGCCGAGAATCGCACTGTCGCCAAGAATTGTTGATCGAGCAGCCAACGCTTCAACATAGTCTTGTGTAATCTGATCCGAGTTGAAGAACCGCAAATTGGCCATACCAACCTTTTTGTATTTAGAAGGCAAGCGTCTCAACATCTGGCTGTATTTGAATTCCCAGTTATATGGTGCCGTACCGTTTTGCTGTGCAATAGTTCCAGCCAGAGTACAGTCATACGCATGGCATCTCCATGTTGCCAAGTTGTCAACTACGGTTTGTCCTAGTGTAGTCGGCCAAGTCGGATGTGCTCCACCAACCACTCCTGCAACGGTACAGATGTAGATGAACCCATTTGCAGTATCAGGCTCGCACATCATCCCTTGAGTAGCAGTACCTCCTGCACCCGGAGTCGTTGCCCAATCAGCATGATCCAAAGCTGTAATCAGCGTAGCTCTTCCAGACACGTCATTGTAATGCGTTGTCAAATATGAACCAGTAGCACCTTGACTATTGACGATACGATATCGGAAGCCGTCGAACAAGCTGCGAGTATCCGTCGCTCCGAATCCACCAATACTTCCAGTATCGGCGATCCAAAAAATTTCTTCAAGTTCGTTCGCAACCTTCGCTGTAACCATTCGCATTACGTGATCTGCAAAAGCGTTGCCTTCGATGTTGTCTTCCAGATCATCATCGTAGATAGCAACAGCACCACGCATCTTCTTGGTAATCAACGGAATCTTCTGATCAGACAAAGTTTTCTGATAATTCGAAGAAGTGAACGTCCCTGCCGGGTACAAGAACCGATCATCACCAAGACCTAATGCTCGGACGTCCTTAGTTTCTTTCTTCATCTTGACGTATCGAACACTGTTCTTCATGATCGACTCATCGACAATGTAATCAATAAATTGATCCGCCTCTTCTGCCTCAAGAGAGATAGTCGGTAAACTGACCATCTTCATAAAGGCCGTCTTGTTAGCAGGCATCAATAGCTGTTTGTTTGTAAACATCTCTAACTCCTTATTGGGTTGAATTTGTCAATTCATTTACTCTTCGACTACAGCCTAACGCACTTTTACTCGTCAGTTGTTTCAATTGTAAAACTTGGCCAGTTACCTATCACACGGCCTTCACTGTCCTTCTGCACTTCTTTCTTGGGTGACTGATCATTTCCCTGCTCAATACTCTTCTTGGTTGAAGCAGGTTGCTTCTCGAGAGATTCGATTCTGCCAGCAATTTTCGTAACAGCATCACTGACTTTCGCTATCTCATCTGAAGCTTCTCTCTTTTCCAGCTTGCTGGCAATAACTGTTACAGCTTCAGCTAACTTTTCAACAGTCTTCTGAAGCTCCGAATTCTCAGTGCCGCCATCGCTCTTTTCGGTACTGGTAGCGTCATCTTTTGGTAACAACGACTCTAAAGCTTTCGCAGCAGCTACAATAGCTTTTACTTTCGCCATTGTGTCTTTGGAAAGCTTAGCACCTGCTTTTTCTACTGGCTCTGGCTGCTTATAGCCTTGGCTCGCATGAATTGCTAGCAGGGCAACTGCAGCGCCAAGATCAGGTGGAAACTCTTTCTTGTATTCGTTGAGAGTCGTTAAAGCTTTCTCAAGCTCCACTATTGTTGCCTCGTTAAGCTCGTCAGGCTTGAGTTCAACCTTTTCGAAACTATCGCCAAGAAAATTTTTCAATAACTTCTGTAATCTCTTATCCATTTGACCATCTCCTTTTGCGAGATAATAAGATTCGGTCCGCTGGAAGCCTCCTTCAGATTCGACGAGTTTGGAATAAGAGCAACTAACAGAAGACTTATCATCAACTTCACTCCAAATGCTGAAGTTGAAACTCTTCATATTGGTTATCTTATCTCCATTCACGGAAATCGAAGTACCTCCCTTAGTCCCGTCACTTGCTATCTCAATGTTGATCTTCTTTTTCGCTTTCAAGAGGGAATCATCAATTGACTTCCCTTCTTGCTTGAACAATAGGAAAGGTCGCTTGTTCGCAGGTCTGTCCACAAGAGACATTTCCTTGGTAGTAATATCTTTCATCTTTCTACTCTTTTTCATTACAAAACTCCTTACGCTGTTCTTGCATAACCTGCCATCGAGTACCCTGTGAGCTTTCCCTTCTTGATTGCTTTCCAAATTTTGTTGTCAAGAATTCTGGTAACGAGTACCCATGAGCCTTTCTTGACCGACTTTCCTTCGATCGTAAAGTCTACAGGAGCAATATAATTCTCCAGTATTCGCACCTTGACATTCTTACCTTTGTGCATCACTTTGAAGGTCTGACACTCTTCCATAAACTGATATGCAGCTTTACGGATTTCTTCAGCATTCGCTTCGTCGCCCTGACTGTCTTCCGTATCCGGTTCATACACAATACCGTAGACAATGCGTTCCTCAACTTTACCTTTGAGAAGAGGAACAATAGGAACATTTCTTTCGAACTTCTGTTCACCAAGTTCCGAAAAATCTGTCCTTTCTTGCATTTCTATTTTCTCTATTTCAAGAACCGGACTTAAGACATCATGAAACAATGGAATACAACTGCCGCTAAAATCTTTTGTATAAATAAAAACGCAAGCCCTATCAAGCTGTCCACCAAGCATCTCAGTGATCGCTTCTTCTAAGGCTTCGTTTGGTTCTTCAATATCTGATTTTATGATAACTTCTATTTCATCATCTTCATCCTGAAGAAAATCCTCCTTGATAAAGACAGCATTCGCACAAAGAACAACTGGTTCTAATTGAGCGATATCAAGACCAGCCTTTTTGATTTGCATTGCTCTCTTGAAAGCTTCTCGGTCTATAGCTTCAGTGCTGTGTTCCAGATCTCGCTTACGCATCATTTTCAGAAGCATTCGATACTTGGTAATGAGATCGTAACGATTGAGACTTCCGACGATAATGTCATCGCACTTCTGGAAATGTTTATTCCAAAGTTGTCCGAACCTTAGTCTGAATACTGCCAGTTCTCTGTCAGAAGCTTTATTCAACTGTTCTTGGTCTAAATTCTCTATACGCAGTTTTTGTTTGTCGAACATGTTATCGTCTCTATTCAATTTTTTTTTAGCACCAAGAGCTTCTCTTATTTGGGTTACTCTTTTAAAGTCAGCACCAAATACATAAGGCACTTTTTTATCTGGCACAAATCCAAGCCGTTTCCAAAAGGGTATAGCTTCATAAGTTGATTCCAGAGCCATGCCCCATTTACCCTTATAAGCAGTTTCAACTGCTGTACGAACTAATTCAGCACCAGTGCCTTTGGGAGCCTTCAACGTTCCAACATGGCTGATAAAAACAACTTTAGATACTTCATCCCACTGAAAAGAAATAGCTCCGACTATTTGCTTATCAACTAAAGCCAAAGTGCGTGCTGAGTCATAAGAAAGGACAGCGTTTTCCATCTCACCATAATTTCTTGTAGCCAACTTCTTCGCATAAGTTTCACGCAATTCCATGCTGATCTTCATCGCCTGCTTCTGGGTCATTACCTCAGCTTCATACTCTTGCAAAACCACAACTTTTTCAGGCGGTTCAACTGATTCAATCTTGTTGTTGATCTTTTCGAACATCAATAAACAACTCCAGCTTTCGCTTCAATCTGCTGATCCTTTGGAGCTTCTTTCAGAATATTGAATTCACGAATCCAATCTTCTTGTTGCAGTACTTCAAGTACAGCAACACACCACCACCATGAATCAGATCCGTCAATCCCTAATGGATCGTAAACCATATCACAGAGTTCTCGCTTTGCAATTCGCAGAGCTTCTTCAAGAGAAATTGTGTCTTCTCGATTTATCCAAATTTTGAATGACTTTTCAAATTGCACCGGTTAGTATCCCATGAATAAAAGCAAAGTGATCGAAATCCTTTTTGGCGAAACGCATCATCTGGCTGTAAGAAGTAAACTGCTGCATGCCCATTGAGATTGCTTCTGTATGACCACTTCGATAATATTTGCCAACATAAGGATCTATGAACTTATCCTTGTACGCCATTTGAGTATCTTTAGACCATGAAGCAATTTTGTTGTAAGGCACAGATTTACCTATGCCTCCTCCTCTTGCTCGTATCCATGCTTTGGCTTTAACAGCAATGTTGCTGTTGTGTTCCATCAAGTGTCCAAGCTCGTGAAAATAAATCTTAACTTGATCACTTGTTGCCATGTCAATATCGAACCATCTAGAGTCTGCTTTGGCACGAAAATTACCTGTGTGCGTAGTTATTGAAATCTTCTGGTTTTCATAATGTCTAATTAAATCATCACTACCAACTTCTTCAAGTCTGTCATAATATGCATTTAGATTCTTTGTCGCTGCAGGCTTTTTAGCTGCAAGTCCGTTATAAGTCGGCTTGCGAGTTGCAGAAGGTATCTTTTTGCTTGTTGCTCCAGACTTCATTGCAGATTCGAATTTTGCCAAAGCTTCTTTATATTCAGGAAGATCAGTTCGCTGTGTCTTCAAAGCTTTGAAATCAACGCCGATACGTTCTTGCAAAGAAGCCTTGTGTGATACAAGTCTCTCTTCCCATCCTTTAGTTTCATTGAAATAACTTTCCGGAAGAACTCCTTCAGGCTTTGGCTTCGGAAGAACTCTAACCTCAGCGGGCGTTATCGTTGTTGTTGAAACTCCAGGAACAGGCTTCATGATCTTGACTGACTTCGCTTCAAATCTGTTCGCATTCGTTTTCAAAAATCTTGCTGCACTTGGTGCAAGCTTACCATCAGTTTCATACTTAAGCTTGTACCAATCATAGAGACTCTCTTGGCTGGTCTGCTCAGGATGCATTGCGTTGTACTTCTTCCAAGCAGGCAAACCCTCTGGCGCTTGCATTGTTGCAGGCAACTCGTCACGGTCATATTTGCCTTTATCTCCTACAGTCTTCTCGCCGATGACAGGAAGCATAGCACAACGACACCTTGGATGAACAGGAATAATGTCTTGTGCCTCCTCAGCAGGAAATTTATCACCTTTCAAAGCAGTGCATTCAGGACAAGCAT